TTCTTCGATCAGATCGGTATGGTCTTCTGGATCATAGTTCTCCATCGCTATCTCCCAGTTCTCTCAATCCAAGTGAAAGAGTCCAGAGCGCATCGGCAGCGTCTTCCGAATCGGTATGACCGAAGGCGGTGCAGGCGCGAGCGAGCATCGCAGACTTGCCCGCGTTGCCCTTGCCGGTAGCGTGCTTCTTGATCGTTCCGATGGGAAGGCCGCGAAACGGAATCGAACGCCCTTCGCAGAACTCCGACAGTACGCCGAGGAACCCGCCGTAGATATGCGCGGCGTTGCCGGATCGGTGCGCCTGAGCTGCAACCTCCTCGAAGAAGATCACCACGTCTTCGGGTTCGTCGATCAGATCACAGAGGAAGCGCCGGAACCGAAGGAAGCGCATCCCGCCGCCTTCGTGTCGCCTGGGTGAGAAGTCGGCAACACCCGAGTGCGAGGCTCGCACCTTCGAGTCGTTCGTGTAGGCGTATCCGGTCTTCGTTCCGAGGTCGAGGCCGATAACTCGCATCAGTCCCCCTTGCAGAATCGACCACGCGCAAAGTCGCGGAAGAGTGCGCCGATGCTGCCGCTCCGAGTCGAGCGCGAATAGGGAATGTCCACGTCTACCACGTCTTCGACATCGGTTGAGTTGATTCGGATCACCACGTCGGCAAGGTACTCTAGCGAGCGGCCTTTGACATGACCCTGCGCGGCCAGCTCGGAAACGATCAGCCAACCAATGCGCCCTTCCGTCGAGCGTCTGGAGTTCATGGCCCAGGATGACCAATCGCGAAGCAATCGCCAGTAGGCGTTGTCGCCTCCTTCGCTCTGTCCCATGTCGACGATGCGGTTGATCGAGTCGAGGACGATCAAGAGTTTCGTGTCGGTCGGTTCGATCTCCTTCTCGATCTCATCATAGAGTCCGTCGATGCTGATGCCGGTCGTGACGTTGGCGATCTTCATGCGGCTCGCAACCTGCTCGTCGATCTTGCCCATGTAGTTCAGGAGTCGAAGCCCGATGTGAGCGCGACTCATCTCGGCGTTGACATAGACCACGCGCCAACCCGCTCGGGCCGATTCGATTCCGCAGGACAGAGACATCAGGCTCTTGCCGACCTTCGGCTGTCCAGCCATGACCGTGACGCCGACGCCACCCAACCCGGCAAGGATCTCATCGACTGAAGCGCAGCCGGTTGGATAGTGCGGCGAGGCATCGAAGATGGGCTCGTTGACTTCCTGCCATTCGAGCGGGGCAAGTATCGCTCCCTTCGCAGATCGAAGTTCAGCCAGGAGTCGGTTCCCCGGCATCGCGTGGTATCGGCCTTCGATGGAGTAGACCATGCTGCGAAGTTCATCGCTATCGCTATTCTGATCGGCCTCGAAGTCACGCAACCATGTTTCAACGCCATGCGGCTTGACTGCATTCTTGAACCACCACGCAAGCATCTCATCATTTTCGAGATACTTCCGCAACGTGCTGACCATCGTTGCAGCTTCGAGCTTCTCTTCTGCCTTCTGGATCTCTTCTCTCATCGTGCCCCCTGTTGTTGGTTTCAATTCCAGATCGCGTTGCCCAACCAGCGACAAACGAAACCGAAGCAATCAACCACGCGACGATCCAAGTCACAGACCGAACGCCTCGGCGAAGTCCTCGGGCGAGTCCTTCTCTCTCGTATCTTCTTGGCCCTTGAGTTCCTCCATCGCCTGCGATTCGACCCACGCGACTGCCCTGCGAATCTCGTCGGGCTTCACGCGACGGAACCAGTTGACGCAAGACCGGACCGGCGACTTGTATCCCTTGGCGAGTATCACCGGCTCGATCATCAGGAACCACGCTTGCACCTGATCGGCAGAGTAGAGCGCGCCGCCTGGACGGATGGCGATCAGGGTGGCGATCTTCTGCTTCGTCAGTCGAGGCTTGAGCCGACCGAAATGGATGCCCATCTCTCTTGTCTTGTTTATCTCTCTATTGTATGCCCCCTCCTGGGGGTAAGTTCTTCCCCCCTGTAGGGGGGATGTTCTGGCAGAGAGGGGGGAAGTTGGCGACTTACCCCTTGCAGGGGGGATGTTAGTCTCTGAACTTGCCCCCTGTGTGGGGTAAGTTGGACGGCCTCGGATCAACCACTTCCGATGATCTTTCTTGATCGACAGGGTGGCGATGCGACCTTGCCCACCCTTCTCGATGCGTATGATATTCTTGGCTTCGAGTGAACGGAGTAGCGAAGGGATCTTGTTTCTCGGGATCGCGGTCAGCTCGGCGAGCTGCGAGGCGGCGATGCGGTCCTTCTTCTTCTGCCAGCCGTAGGTCTTGCGGATCAACGCCAGGACGACGGCCATCTCGCGACCGCCCAGATTCACGCGGCAGAGCGCCTCTAACAGCTCGTCAGCGATCTTTGTGTAACCGTCTTCCAGTTGTGGCGTCGATGATCTAAGTGCGGGCACGGCGCGTTCTTAGGATATCCTCTCGGCGTCGGTCCCCGACGAGATCGAACAATGTGATCTCTGGAGCCGCTCGCATGATCTTGAAAGCGGTGAAGGCGCTGGTCCCTTCGCCGTTCTTGATGGCGTTGATTCGGGTCTGGGAGACGCCCGAGATGCTCTCGAACTCCTCCTCTGTGATGGCGTTGATGGCGAGATAGTCGGCGAGTGTCATGGGGCATAGAGTATAGCCCAGTTCCGGGTACAAATCAGAGGTGCTATCGAACCCGATTCCGGGCTATACTTTCAGGGCTCTGCATTCCGCAGAACGGAGGCAATTAGTATGACGAACTATCTGAATCGCGTGGCGACTGGCGTCACGCCTCGACCCTTGCGAGTGGTCATCACCGGGCATCCTGGTTCCGGCAAGACCACATTGGCAACCGGGGCTCCGAAGTGTCTGGTGATGCCTATAGAGGAAGGGTTGGGGATCACGGGAGCGACGGCGCTTCCTGCTCCCAAGTCTTTCGACGATGTGATCGGTCAGCTCATCGAGCTGTCGAAGGAGGATCACGACTTCGGAACCTTGGTTGTCGATGCCATCGACGGCATCGAGCCCTTCATCTTCGAGAACATCGTGGCCGAGGCGAAGCCAACGAAGGCGGGGCCGATCAAGACTGTCGCCGACATCGGCTTCAACAAAGGCTATGTCGAGGCCGATGCCTACTGGGTCCGACTCTTCAAGGCGCTCGACTATCTGCGCGCCGAGAAGAACATGAACATCGTGGTGATCTCGCACGTCGCGACGGTCTACTACGATGACCCGACGCTGGGCTCCTACTTCCGGTTCGAGCCCAACCTCCACAAGAGGACGGTTCCGTTCCTGACGAAGTGGGCCGATGTGATCGGCTACCTCGACATCGAGCGAACGCTGACCGAGAAGGGCAGCGACCGCCGCACGATCACGACAGCGATGGCTTCACAGACGCGATGGCTTCACATCACCGACCAGGGACCGTTCATTGCCAAGAACCGATTCGGCATCAGCGGCCCTCTGGAGATCCCAGTCGAGAACGGATGGACCGTTCTCCGCAACGAGGTCGCTGCGGCATACAAGCCCAAGGCACCGAAGAAGACGAAGAAGAAGGAGGCAGCATGAGCGAAACATTCGATATCGACCTGTCCAACGTGGACACCAGTTCAACAGGCGGAGGCGGGTGGTCCGCATTCCCAAGCGGCGAATACCGAGCGATGATTACGAAGGCCGAGGTCAGCGACACCCGAGCAGGCACAGGCAAGCGCCTCGCTCTGGAGTTCACGATCCTCTCCGACGATGATCTGAACGGTCGCAAACACTGGGAGGGCTTGAACATCGTGAACCCGAGCGAGGTCGCGCAGCGCATCGCGCACGAACATCTCGCAATGCTCGCAGATGCCGCAGGGCTGGAGCGCGACTTCCTCAAGACCAAAGGCACCGGAGCCCTCGAAGGCAAGGTCGTCTTGGCTCAGATCGCCAAGGTGAAGGCGAAGGAAAGCCAGATCGAGTTCGCGGACAAGGATGGCTTCGAGAACGTCGTGCGTTCCTACATCGCAACGGGCAGCGGAGCAACGGAGGCGAAGACGAAGCAACCCGCGTCGAAGCCTGCCGTGTCGGACGACATTCCTTTCTAGAACCTCGCCCTGTTGGGGGTGAGGGCTGGCGAGGGGATGGGAGCGCGATTGGGTTGCCTCCGGGTTGCGCTCCCTCCCTCGCCGGTTTTATGCCGGAGGCAACATGAACGAATTGGAACAGATGAGACTTCGCGTCCCCGAGATCGAGCAGCGGATCGACGAGGCGCTGACGCAAAACGAGAAGGCGAAGGAGCGGGCGAGTATCAAGAACCCGCCCCGCGTGGATCGCATGAGCGCATCGGGTCGCTGCTACCGAGAGCGATGGTTCACATTTCGAGGCTTCGAGATGGACGAGCGCGGAGGCTTCGCATCGAATCCGAAGCTGCTGCGGATCTTCCGACTCGGCCACGCCATCGAGGACGAGGTGGTTCGGCTCTTGGGGGAGGCGGGCTTCGTCGTCAAGGATCAGCAGCTCGAAGTCGGCGCAGGCGAATGGCTCGGTCACATCGACGGGCTGATCGACATGGGCCGAGGCGGGATTCCCGATTGGTGCCTGTTGGAGATCAAGAGCGCGAACGCTTCGCGCTTCGAGTTGTTGAGCGAACTCGATTCATATGAGACTTGGAACGCGGGCTATGCCTCACAGATCCACGCCTACCTCCACCACTTGAACGTCTCGGATGCCATCGTGATCGTCTACAACAAGAACACCTCCGAGCTGTATGTCGAGCGCATCCTTTACGATCTCGATGCGGCGATGCAACTTGAGAAGGAGAACGCCCTGGTGACTGCCGAGGGCAACGTCCCGCCACCGCGACCCGCCGAGGCGAGGAGTCAGTACTGCGCCTTCTGTAAGTGGTGCGACTTCCAGCAGACCTGCTGGGGCGGTGCGGTTGATGTGGAGTTCGATGATTGAGTCGAGATGGACTTCGCGTCCATCGCTACCCCCTGCTGGACTGGCCCACCAGCTCGACGAAACGGGCCGCCTGGAGGCAACGATGACACGACACGAAGAGATGAGGCGATCCTGCCAAGCGTTCCACGGGGAACATCCCGAGGTCTGGAAGTTGTTCGTTCGATTCACGATGGAGAAAGTCGCGCTCGGATACGACAACTTCGGAGCGAAGGCGGTGATGGAGCGAATCCGCTGGGAGACATCGGCAGGCGGTGACGATCCCGAACTGAAGATCGGAAACAATCACACCGCCTTCTATGCTCGCCGCTTCAACCGGCTGAACCCAGACCTCGGCGACGGTCGATTCTTCCGCCTGCGCGAACAGACATCACACTATGCTCCCGCAACCGGATTGTCGGAGTTCGTCGTCACCCGCTAGACTCGCCGGATGACTCCGCACGACCGAGAACTCGGAAGTCTGACCGAGCAGTTGAAGGGCGAGATCCACGCTCGCCGGAATATGAAGATGATTCTCGACGGAATCGTGGCCGACCTGATCGAGCTGCGCGGCCAGGTGGATCGGCTCCGCGTGACGATCAGGACAACGCTCTCGGTCCTCGCCATCGCCATCGGTGTTCTTGCATGGCTGATCGAGATCGCACTCAGGACGCCGTAGGATCGTCTCTGCGGGCCGATCTCCTGCCCGCCCTCCTCCCATACCCAGACCCATCAGATCGCTCTAGAGCCCCATTTTCCCCTCTGGGGTTTCACCCTTTTCATATAACCCGATATCGGGTAACATGGGAACCCGAGTCAGAGGAGGGGGAGCAAGATGACGAACAAGACAGAGCGATTCGATTTCTTCCACCGAGCAGAGAGGTCGAAGAAGTTTCTGGAAGATCGAGGGATGACCTTTGATGAGTTTTGGGCTTCGGTCCCTGAATACTCGATTTCTCTTGAGCTGCCATACGGCATCAACGTAGACAAGGCTCTGCGCCTCGCGTACACGATGGGACTCTCCCGAGGATCGAGTCGAGGTGGATGCTTCTCGATTCAATGTGATCGAGGGATCTGGAGTCACATAAACGCTCGCCGAATCGACGGCGCACCGAAGTCGAAAGTTAATTTCCGAACATGGGAAGAGATCGAAGAAGAAGGCTAGGTGAGGGGTGCCCGATTGATCGGGCACTAAACCACAGCCCCGGTCCCAAGTCCGAGGCAACGGAGGCAAGCATGACCGTAGAAGAACTGATCGAGCTGCTGGAGAGCCAACCGCAGGACGCCGAAGTGCGTCTCGCCATCCAACAGCGCTGGCCCTTCGAGCATCGCATCGCCGGAGTCGCTGGACCGGATGAGATCAAGGATCAACTCCTCGCCGATCTTGAGGAAGATAACGAGGACGGACCCGCTGACGAAGAACTCGAATCGGAAGTTCAGACTCGATGCGGGAACGTCGTCTACATCGGCGAGGGCGGGCAACTCGGATATCTCCCATCGGTTGCCAAGGTCGCGTTCGAGTAGTCGGGTGATGGGTGTCCGCTTCGGCGGGCATTAAACCACAGCCTCGGTCCAAAGTCCGAGGCGAACGGAGGCAACAACCAATGACACCTATGGCATTCGCTTCAATCAAGACGAAGTACATCGGCCCGACGAACTCACGGGGCAGTCGAATCTCGGTGACAGACGACGGCGGTTTCAACGACAACCGGCGAAGGTTGGTCATCGGCTGGGACTACGCTCTGAACACGAACGAGAACCATGCGGCAGCGGCGTCGGCATGGATCGAGAAGTTTATCGACCTGCCGAACGCTCGCGTATCTGATACAGGGCTTTCGTTCAATAGTGAGTACTTCTGGACGTGGGAGTTCGGCTCAGAGGAGGCAACACGATGAGCAAAGTCAGCGACATCCAGATCAAAGCGACTGAACAACCTCGAACATGGATTGAATGCCTTGCCGAGAATGAACGGCTTCGCATCCAGGTCGCCGCCATGCCGACCGAGATCGCACGCCAGACGAAGGCGCTGCGCGATGAGCGGGACCATTTCCTCGATGAGATCACACAACTCCATCACGAATATCTGACCAAGGATTGTCCGACCTGCGACGGCGTGGGTGAGGTCGAGGTGGCGGTGACTTGTAACTGGCCGAGCGCGCATGATCCTTGGACGCCAGCCGAACGGATGGAGCTGGACATCTGCGAAGACTGCCAAGGCACCGGGAAGGAAT